TGTTGTTTGTTTCACTGTCAAATACTTCATCTTCACCAATAATAACCATTAAAATTCCTCATTTCTTTTCATTTCTGATAATGCAACTTCTTTGGACTTCTTTGTTGATCTCTTTACTACATTATTATCAATTTTCATATCCTCAAATGCAACTGCTCTCCAACCATGTAATATTGCCTTATTTACTTGTAATACCATTTGTTCCTCTGTTGGTAACTTCTTTAATAGATCTAAATTCTTCTGCCATGATATCTTACTTGGCATGTTACGTTGTTCTTTTCTGTTTTTCAAATATTCATCTAATGCTGATTGAAGAGCTAAACTTTCTGGAAATGCTACTTGATTCATATCATATAATGATAAAACCTTATAATACTTTTTTATATTGGCTTCCTTACCAAATAGTGCCATATATTGTTGTACCTCCTCTGTATATATAATTATACCACAATATCTTGTATTTGTCAAGATAAAATTTTATACGATTTACTCCTAATTCCATCTAATTCCAAATTAATATTATTTAATTCTGATTGTAGAGTTTGAATTTTATCCATTACTGCCATTTGGTTTGATTTTACACAATCATAATTGCTTAATATATCCTTTAGATAAAGTATTTCAATATCTTCTTTTGGTTTAAGTGGAACTACTACAACCCACTCAGCACAAAAAGTATATGAATCCACCGACAAAAACCTATCCGTTGCTTTCAAACTAAATCTTTTCAGACCATTTGTGTGCCAAACTTCATCTATTTTAAAGGTATGTCCGCAATATTCAAACATTTCATCTATCCATTTTAAGGCCAATGGATCATCATCATTGTCTTCCACTATTTCTGCCATTAACGATCTTGATTTAACAATTACATAATCTCCCACTTCATACATTATTTTTCATCCCCAATTGGTACATAATCAATCACGGTAATTGTTTTCTTAGTTTCAACTTTTTTAATTTCAATCGGCTGATCACAATAAAATGATTCACATTGTTCTGTTAATCCTTGACTCCATATCAAACTAAATAATCTTCCATCACATTCAATAATTGATTCCACATCTTGTGTCCATCTGTGTTGCTCACCATCAATATCCTCCATTGAATAACTTTGAAAATCCTCTAGTTCATTATCTGTTAAATCAACTCCACTGTCTATTTTTTTAATATAACCATCTAATTCTTTAAAATCACTCACTTTTCTGCCTCTCCTTCTGGTGGATTATTTACCATTTCAACTGCATCATTCACCTGTTCATCAACTGTAAGATTTGTTCTTTCCCACAGTTTTGCTTTTTCCTCTTCTACATTATCCTTTGCGGTGAGGCTTATTTCTTCCTGTGCTTCAAATGTAAACCATTTCTTGCCAATTTCTAAACTCATACGGCTGCATGCTCGTAATAATGTTGTTTTTGCCATTTTAATATTCCCCCTCTCTTTCTATTAATTCAAACTGATTTAATGATTCCTGAAAATAATATTCTTCATTTTCAACTAAAAGTTCTAAATTGCCGCCGGGATAACTTTTAATATCAACTACTGTAAGAACTTCATCCTTTAAATCATCATATTCATAATCATCTTTATCAATAAATTTTACTTTATCTCCTGTACTAAATTCCATATTTATTCCCCTCTTCTTATAATTGCTTTTGTTGTATGATTAACTTTTCTGAATAAATTTGGGGGCAAATCCCCCCTCCTAATTCTTGCATGTAGCACATTCACAGCTATTCCCAAATATCTTGCCCATTCCGCGATAGTTAAATGTAATCCATTAAAATCAATATATATGTTAGTTCTTCGGTTATTTGCCTGTTCTTTTGGGGTTGCCCACTTGCAATTTTCCGGTGAATAATCACCATTTACATCTATTCTATCAATAGAATATTTTTTTGACGGTTTACTCCCTAAATCAGTATAGAAGTTCTCAAATGAATGTAGCCACCTGTCACATACTTTTATTCCTCTACCCCCATAGCTATTATACGATGGGTTATTTTTGTTACTGCACCTATCCTTTAATCCCTGCCATGTTTTATATTCTGGTGTTTTCCGCATACCATGCTTATACCCTGTCATTCTCCCTAGGCAACCACATGACTTTGTGTGCTTCGATATTAAACTAGTTCCACGCACACTCTTAATACTTCCACATGAGCACCTACATACCCAATGGTATAGTCTATCATTATCAATATGCTGTACGGTTAATTCACCAAAAACCATATTACTTAAATCTTGTCCCAATATTATCCCCCTATTGTAAAATATACACTGTCTTATGCTGAATACCCCGTGAAAATGCCTCCTCGGTTGTTCCAACTAATACATCAATTTTATCATCATTTATATAATTACCCCTATCCTGAACAATAAAAATATGCCCATCAATCCTAACTTTAGTCCCGAATGGAATGTTATTGCCCATTGCTACCGTTGTCCCGACAGTAGCAATTTCTCCACTTGCGGTAACCCCCCTGCTGTTCCCACATTCTTCTGTGGATGCGGTATAGTATGATACCAACATTTCCCTTCTATCCCACGTTTGATTACTATCCATTTCCAATTTTCCTCTGCTGACTTCATCCAATCTTTCCTTTGTTGTAATAATTTCATTATTTAATTCCATATATTTATTATAAACTTCTTTACCATTATTGTCAAGTTCTTTTTGGTCCTTATATATGCACTCAATCGTCTCAGATTGCGTTTTAAGCACTATTTCTACATGTAACATATAAGTAACCATACCAGTCAATAAAATACCCACTACAAGCGTTGTGATAAATAAATATAATCTATTCATCTGTGTCATTCACATTCCTCATTTCTTTTAATATTAATTATTTATACTTCGTAAGCATATATTCCGGGTAAAGTGGTGGTCTATAGTTTGCAATACCGTACATAAAAAGCTGTGAATCTTCATCATAATATACATCTGTAACTGTTGCACCAATTATTTCACCTGTAATATCTTTGACATTTACATGGCTCCCAATATCAAACTTTGATTCTTTTACAATTTTCATTTTAACAACTCCTTCCTAATTTTCGTCCAGTTTAATTCTGTGTTTCCCTTATCGTCAATGTACATATCTGCATATGGTTTTGGACTAGTTGATGAATCTGGATGGGCCTTTAACCACTCTTTTAAATGATCGGGATCATTTCTATTCACAGCATCAAATTGTAGGCCGTGTTCATAACAAAAGTTTATTGCATCTAGTAAATATTGGTCTGTTCTGCAAGTCCATAATATAACCTTACCGCCGTTCTTCCTAAATTTTATCATGGTGTATAATGCTACATAATTCGGTGTTCCAATTTCCGGGAATGTCTCTTCACATAAAGTGCCATCAAAGTCTACTGCTACAATCTTATATTTCATTTTTATTATTCTCCTTTTATTTGTCTATAACTTCTTTAAATATTTTAAGATCCTCTATTTTTAGGCGCGTCCGAGATTTCCGTCTTGATTCTTTCTTTGTTTTGCTATCATAAGCCTCAAGAAAGCATGTACAATTTCTTACCCCACATTTTACATAGTCATAACTATTATATCTATGAAATAAATCCATATTATTACTCCTTTACTTATCTTAATGTTGGATTTGGATAATTATTAAAATATTTAATCCCCTTTGCAAGACCTTTATCGACCATTTTTATTAGCAATTCCTCTGGAATACCTAAATTGTACATTGCCTCCTGTAATATATGATATTTTGATTGACTGTCAAGCATCTGATTCTTATAATAAATCTCTTTTGAGTCATTAATTCCCTTAAAGTTGTATCTTACCAACTGGTATAATTTAAATTTTGCCGTCTCTTGTATAAGCATATTTTCTAATATTTTCCTATCTGACCTATTCATTATTTTATCCCCCTAACTTAATAAATATTTTAATACTTCTTTACTGTTTATATCATGTTCTTTATCAACTATTGTATCTGACATATATTTCTTCTTTAATACTAATTCTTGTATTCTCTCATCAATTGAATTTCTGCATACTAGTGAAATAATATAACAAGTTGATTTAGTTCCTATTCTATGTATTCTATCCGCTGCTTGACTATAACTTGCATATGTATATGGTAAATCTAAAAATATTATGGTGCTTGCTGCTGTCAATGTTAACCCAACTCCCATACAATCGGTAGTTCCAATTAATACCTTACATTTTGAATCAGTCATAAACCGATTTTTTTGCTCCATTCTGTTTTTTACTTTACCCGTAATTACTGCGGGGTTCCATCTTTTAAATCGTCTTTCTGCAATATCTGTAATTGTGGTCCAGTTTGAAACAATAATTACTTTTTCACCATTTGCAACCAATTCTTCTATTATTTCCTCTGCTCTATCAAACTTTGGTGCTTCCTTAATTGTTGATGATAATATTGATGTATCTGCTGTAACCTGTCTTAATCTAATTAGCATTGTAAGTGGATTTGGATTTAGTTCTATTTTATCTATATTTGCCATTACCTCATCCATAACATCTGCATATAACTTCTTTTGCGGACCTGTCATTTCCACATATTCTGTTTTCTCAATCCTAGGCGGTAAATTTAATACCTTGGATTTGAGTCGTCTTAACTGCACTGAATCTAACTTTTTCTGCAGTAGATCCATATTCTTATATCTAATTACAGAATGCCCACCGTAACCACCCCAATCTGCATACTCTCTTTTAAAGTCCCCATAATTTCCTGTCTCTGCCCCAACCCACTTTAATATCAGGTATAATGATAATGGGGAGTTCATTAATGGTGTTCCTGTTACTGGTACTGCATACATTGGTGATAATCTAAGTAATGCCCTTGCTGATAACGATGTTGGACTTGATAACTTGTGTATCTCATCAAATATTACCATACCAATTATATCTTTGTCAATCATTTTCTTTAACTGTTCCACAAGCGGTTTATTTTGTAGCGTATCGACATTTGTGATTAAAAAGTATTTATCTGCAATCTTTAAATCATCTAATTTATCCTTATTGCCCTTGATATTCCATATGCCTTTTCGGTTCTTCCTTGATCCAAGTACCGTTGATTTAATGCCTGTATGATCTTTTATTTCATTATACCAGTTCCACATCAATGAGCCTATACCACATATTATTAGGCAATGTTTAAATTCTTGCTGCCTTGCTAACGCTATCGCGATCAGCTGTAGACTTTTTCCCAAACCGGGTTGATCTGCCAGTAAAAACTTTGCATGTGTCATCCCATGATTAAACCCATCAACCTGATAATCATATAACTTGGTTTTTATCTCACTTGGCATTGCTGCTAATACTTCTTTAACTACTTTTACTTTTTTCTTGCGCGATTTTCTCTCTTTCCCAACGATCTTAAATTCAATATTTGGCAATTCATCTTGTAACCACTTTAATTTACTAGCATCAATTTCCCATTCTTTTTTAATGGTATTATAATATCTATTCTGTATTCTTCGGATTACCTCTACAATTTTGATATTATATGGGAATAATAGGTAAACACTTTGAATTGATTCTAGTTTAACTGGTTTACCATATTTTGCTGTAATCATTTAATTCCTCCCTAATATCATTATAATATAAATATATAAAAATGTCAAATAAAAAAGGAAGTAGATTTCTCTACCTCCCGGATCTTACGAAACCCAACTGTTAATCTTATTAAGTAATGCATCATTAGCAAAACCTAACAGTACAATATAACCTTTATCTCTAATCTTTACCCATGTACTTTTTGTTGCAGCAATTTCAGCGTTCAATGTCGCTGTAAGATCGTCTTTCTTCTGTGATACTGTCATTGTTGCCCAACTTAATGCAACCGCTTCTACTGCTTGCTTAACTTGATCTGTTTCTGTACTCATTTATGCATCTTCCTCTTTTGTATATTCTTCGGTAATATCTATACCACCAAAGTTATTTATTAATTCTCTATATAAAACTATTGGTGCAATCTGGTCTGGTTCTAAATCACTACAAACATTTAACCCACCAGCTCTACACATTAGTGCTATTGTTTCTGCACACATTACCGTTTTCATGCCATCAATTAATATATTTTCGCCCGTTAATATCTTTATCGCGGTTGAAACACAATCTGTAAATCCATAAAATCTTCCATCTAATTCTTCATATGCCAGACTATCATACGCATCTGCATCAGGTATTTCTACTTTAATATATTTTATTTCTGGAACATTATCATACTTATGTATGGGTTTAAACCACGCCCCTGGATACGGTTTATTGTCTTTATTGGTTCCCATTGCTTCAAATGGTCGGCCATCAACAATGGTAAATACATGGGTAACATCTTCCCCAATTGCACCACTAACATACTGAATTGCCTTATCTAATAATGTTGTACCACCTGAAAATCCTATAATCCTTTCACTCATTTATTATACCACATCCTTATCTGGTTTGTCAACAGGTTTATTTACATTTGTATGTTTTGCTCCAAGGTATCCCAAAAGTCCTGAAATTATAACATTTGCAGTACTGCCATCACCGACGTATAAAGTAATAATAAGCGATGCTACTAAACCAACTACAACAATCAAATCAATTATACTAATGTCATCAAATTTCATAATCTGTTACTCCTCTTGCTATTGCTCTTGCAAAATCATCTTGCTTATTTATTAAAAGTTGAGCATCTTTATCATTAGATATAAAAGCAGTTTCTACCAAACATGCAATCATATTTGTATGTGTTAATACATACAACCCATTTACCCCGGGTATAGCTTTTTTAACCCCTCTATCAGTTGTATTTAAGGCAGTTACAATCTGTGTATCAATAGCTTGTGCTATCTTATGACTTTGTTCTGACATAGCATATGCCCACACTTCTGTGCCATTTGCTTCTTTTGAATCTGCACTATTGCAATGGATAGATATAAATAAATCTGCTCCCCAATAATTTGCTGTATCACATATTTCTTGTAAACTATCGGATTGTATCAGATTTATTTCATACCCGACATTTTGTAGATACTTTTTAACAAGATAACTTATACTTAATGAAATATCTGATTCTCTTACTCCTAACGATTCATTACATGCCCCCGGATCTGGATTACCATCAGGTGCATGCCCGGCATTAATACAAATTTTCATACCATCAATCCTCCACTGTAAATGGTACTCCATTACCATCTTCTATAATAAGTCTACTTAATTCTTCCCCATCAACATTCTGCATACGAAGACACCCATATGTGGGCCGCCAACCTTGTTTTGGTGCAAATGGATCTGCACAACCTGAACCACCACCATGAACAACTCTACCTCTTGGATCACCCGTATCAATATAGAATGTTCCATATGCCCTAGAATTTTCTGCCGGATAAGGTTCTGCTGTTGCTGTATATTCCCCGTTGGGCAATGTAGCCCTTGGTTCACCATTTTCATTTTCTCCTGCTACAAAATCATGGTGACAAGGGTAGGGATAATTACTCCCATCATCCCTGTAATATGTAATAACGTCATTGTCTCTGCTATAAACTAACTTACTCATGCTTTTCATGCTCCCTTTCTATCTGGTGTACCCTATGTGTTAATGCTTCTATTTTTTCGTCACTCCTTGTCTGCCTAACTAGCAAATCCTTTTGCATTTCCCTTATACCATCTACGCTATCCGTTAATTTTGATATTGTCAAAACTAATGAATTTATAGATTGGTCTAGTTTATTTGTAAGTCCTTGCAATATAATATTGAATGGTCTTACTATCCATGCTTTTGCATAGGCAAGGGCAACTGCAACAATTGCCCCTACTATTGTTATTAATTGTACCAGTAATGTTACATCTATTACCAATTTAATCTCACCACCTATGCTTAGTTTGACTTGCCAGAATTATAATTTATCTTGAATGATCCTGCTGTTACTAGTGTTACACTCAAGACATTATTATTAGTATAACCATATGTATAATCGGTAACATGTATTGCCTTTGACCAATTACCTTTCATATTAACTGTTAGTGCTAATGTATCTAATAAACATTGATCTGCTGAATAATTTTCTGATAATAAAAACCCTATTCCTACTCCTGCTGCTGTACCTATAAAACTATTCCACTGTGCCTCGGTTATTGTTGATAATAATGATGCTGATATTCCATTTGTTTTTACTGCGGTTAAATCTGTTGGATCTATTGTTTCCCATGCTAGAGTTGTAAAATTAAATGTCTTATAGTTTATTAAATCTAATGATAATATCATCTTTATTGCTGCCCGAAGTGGATAATTATCTGTATATACCGCTGTTGGTATTGTGAAATTAGACGTATGTAGACACTGACCTTCTAACACTAAAATCTCATCAAAATAACCTGTTTGATAAGGAGTAGAACCGCCTCGGAATCCTATAGCACTGCCTCCAAAATTACCATAATATATTCTTGCCGGAAGTATCCATGAATTAACTAAAACTCCATTTTTAAATATATAAAGAGTTTTAGTTGCATCTTTATAATCTATTTCCCAATTAACCAATATATTTAATATAGATGCAATTGTACATATATTATATGAATTTATCATATCCCATGCAGTTGTTGATGCAACACTAGAAACAAATAATTTAAAATTAGTACTATCACTATATCCAAAAAGTATTCCAGCATCATACGCATAAGATCCATTTAAACTAAGCATTCCACTTCCTGATGGGCATGATGTTAATAATGTGTTTAAAGATATTGTAAAATCTTTTGTCGTATCCAATGTATAGTTAGGTAAACTTAAATATGAACTACCATCTAAATACATTGCATTACCAAATTTACTATTAGCATCTGTAAGCCCTGCAATAAATGTTTTATTAACTACTGTTGAACTAATTGCATCTGGTGTATAAGCTGTTGTATGAGTACATGTTCCTTTTATAAAATCAAAATCTGCAATCATACCTTGTATAGTACCTGGAGCAGACCAAGCATTAAATTCAGAACCACCAGCAGGATTATAATATATTCCAACTGAAAGTGTCCATGTGTTTAACAAAATACCTTCTCTAAATAGATATAGTTTTTTTGTAGTAACATCATAGTCTATTTCCCATCGAACCCATACATTTAATGTTGTTGGTATTATTGCACTAACTTCATTCCAAGCTGTTCCACTATTAGATACATCTAAATATCTATTTCCATTAGCATCTTTATATCCAAATAATAATCCACACCATTGTACTGGATTAGAATTTATAAAAAGTACTGCAGCTCCAGTTGTTCCAGCTCCTGTTAAATACTCAGAAATTTTTAATGTAAAACTACCGGTTGTATCAGTTTTAGTACAATCATTTATTAGTATTGATTTGTTTGTTATGCTAAAGGTCTTGTTTTTGACACCAGTAATATCTTTAACTGGAACGACACTATTCGTTCCAGTTATTAAAGTTGTTCCAGTTGGGATTATATCTTTTGTAGAATCTAATACTGCTGTATCATTATCAAAATGTAATAATACTGCTGTTTTATTATGATCTGATATTGTAGTTGTCGCACTAGCAGATACTATATCATTAAATGTGTACATGCTTATTAAATTTTTAGGTACTGCAATTTTATCCTGCGGAACTGTTGTTAATTGTATTGTTGGTCGTGTTTCCCCTGCTGTATCTTGCCAACATACTCTTTTTGGTCTATTCACCCCCGTTGCAATTGCTTCTAAACTTGATTGTTTTGGTGGATAATATGTGCCGCTTGCTTGCATTAATGCTATTAATGCTGTATCATCCGCAGGTATCCCTAAATCTACCCACGCACCACTTTTTATTGATTGATAATTTCCTGCTGTTAACTTAGCTAAAAAATATTTTTCATACGAATATGCTAAAGTTGGTGGTGTGAAAGCAGCAGCCCATCGTGCTACCCCTTTTGATATTCTAAATTCATCAATGTAGCCTGCAAATCCTTGAGTGAATGACGAGGTTGACACCATTAGACCACCTAGAGTTGCCGTTCCAATAGAACTTGCTATCGCTGATGATGAAGCAGTAGTACTTTTTAATACCCCATTTTGATAGGACTTTATTGATGTTCCTGAACGAACAAGTGCATAATGTGTCCAGGCATTTAAAATTATTGTTCCCATTGTTACGCCATTGGCTATATCCCAACTTGAATTATTACTTGATAAATAATAAATCACATTTGAACCATTTGATTGCCCCACATAAAAAGGGTAGCCAGCGGATGTAATTGAGCTGTTAGCAAATACACCTTTGGTGCCTGAATCTGTTCTATACTCCCACCAGTCTATTGTAAAATCCGCTGTGCCGAAGTCAAATCCAGTAAAAGATGGAGTTGCTAAATACTGACTAGTGCCATTAAGCAATAGTGATTTTCCTCCAAATTTACTCTGTGCGGTTGAGACGGTTGGAGTTCCTACACCTGTCCAAATTATACTACTTTCATCCGTAAAATCTGTATCAAAATGTAACATTGTTCTTACATATTTATCTATTCCTGACATCTATATCTCAACTCCTACTTCAACCCTTTTAAATATTGTATCATCAATGTTACTGTCTATACTACATTGTCCCGTTCCTGTCCATGCTGAATTTAAAACCATTTGATAATTATAGATATTATTTAGGTGTGCTGTACCATCAAATGTAACATACGGGGATGTTTCACCACTTACCCCATCAACTGTAAAACTTGCTCCATCTCCGGCAACAAATGTAAATTCTGTAACAACCTGTCCTTGTGCTCCTGCAATATATTTTAGTACTTCAACTGGTGGTGATATAAATGTCAATGTATTATTTACAGTTATATTTACTAATGTTCCTGCTGCAATATTTGTTTCTGTTACTTGTTTCCAATCTCCAACTGTTGTTGATGTATTTATTGTCCTCCATTTTTCTGAACCAATGACCATATCTCCAACAAATGTTGATCCACTAATATGTGTTGAATTAGCTAAATATATAACATCATTATAAATTACTGCCTCGTCTTTTGAATAACTCGTATTTGGTTGCCATAATGCAACAATTGCTCCTCGACTTGCAATGACATTCCAATATGCTGATTCTGTAATGTCATATGATGTTCCACTTGTATGTGCTATCATACATCTTATAATACTATTTCCATTTATTGTTATTTCATATTGACTATAATATCTTGTTGGTTGCCAATTTCCGATATACCCGATTGTTAATTCTTGCCAATCTGATAATGTAAATGTAGTTCCACTTGTATGTGCTGTTGTGCATTTATATAATTTATTATCGTATGTAACCAGTTGATATAAAACATATGGTGTATTTATTGCCCACGTCGATGCTCCACCAACTATTGTTTTATTATCATATGTAAGATTACCATTTGTATCTTCCCCAATTTTGTCTAATTCAGTTTTATTTGCATGAGTATGTTTATCTGCCCCAACTTCTTGTAGAGCATCTTCAACATTTGTTCCTGCAAAATAACTTCCTGCATCTGTAATTGTTATATCATTTGCAGTATCTACCCCACCATTTGGGAATGCAATATCAAATGCACTCTGTACTTTATAGGCTGTTGTCGCCCCATTTAGCACAATTATTCGTCCAATTAATAATGCTTGAGATGATATTAACGATGGTAATACATTTGGCGGTATTGATGATTCTGCTTGTGCTTTTGTATATTCTGCACTTCCTAATACAAGATAAATCTGATCTGTTCCAATATCTCGATAAATCCAATTTACATTGTACTTACCAGCATCTAATGTTGCCAGTGCTGTTCCATTATCGTATTGAGTATTATTATACTGCGTTACCGCTGTATACACCCAATTTGAACTTGAATGATAAAACTGCCATGTTGGTGCTGTCGATGATAGTAATTCAGCTAAACTTATTGGTGTTAATGCAAACCATACAACTCCCAAACCAATCTGTATTAATCTTCCTGTAACTTCTGATATACCCAATCCACTTTCACGAGAAAATCTATCTGTGTCAGTTAATCTCTTTAATTCTTTTGATGCTGTCCCTTTTGCCGTATCATTCCAAGGTAATTTGCTTATAAAGTTACCCTGCCTAAATATTGATAATACAGGGATAATATCTTGATAAGTTATATCAACTTTATTAGCTAAATAATATTCCATTACTATATTAGGTGTTGTTCCAGTTAATCTTGCACATATGTAGTTAGTTGAATTATTAACTGGTGTTACTGTCTGTGCTACTCCTGTATAGCTTGCCAACGGTAATGCGGCTTCACCATCCGCATAAAAATTAAATACTCCCCCTGCAAATGTTATTGTTCCATTTCCATTATCTGTAACCGTTGGATAGGTTATAATTCCTGATTCTGTATAGTCATCTTTCCCAATTGTATTTGCTAATGCTACATCTAATCCTGTGATGGCAGAAGTAGGGTGTGTATCAGCTGCACCCCTACCCTGTAAATCATTATGTATTCTAATTGCATCTGCACCAACTGCTGAAAGTTTCCATACCACTGTTCCATCTGTAAATGTTGTTCCTTCAATTGATCCTGTTGGTTCAACAGTTCCACTTGTACCTGCTGTTGTACATCTCCATACTCCCCAAAGTGGTATTGCAGTTGTTCTTACAATATCTTTTAGTGAATATGAAGTACCTGATTGCCACAATTTAAAATGTGCATTTGTTGATGCATGTGCTACTGGTAATGCATTTGTATCGATATCATCCATCATTGTATTTAACTTTTCTCTGAGCGTTAAATCGGACGATTCTAATAACGTTAAACCTAAATTTGGTGTTGTTGTCAATTAATTCACTCCTTATTACGGTAATACTGTACCAATGCTCTGCATACCACCATTAACTATTTTATAGTAAACCGTTATTTTACTTTTATCTGGATTAAAATATGACTGCAAAATAGTTCCATTTGGTAATGACAATTCAACTAAATCCGTATGCACCGCATTTACATCTATTATTCGATTTGATATAAAATATCTCTGTGGTATCCACGAGTTACCGTCTTTATCCATAATAGAATTAGCAGTATGATCCACAACTCTGCTACCGATAATAAACATTGGTTCATCTGAATAATTTACTAATATTTCAGATGATGAATAATCACCAGGGGGTAAAAATAACTTATCCGCAGTTCCGTATGAATTTATATATGTTGATATATTACCTGCCTGATATTCTTCCTCCGTAAATATTCCAACAATGGATGGTGGTTGCATTTTTATATTTGTTTCTTGTGCGAATAATGATATAATACCATTTCTATTTGTGTATACTTTGATATTAATTGGTTCATCCATTGCTGTTGGAAAATCGGAACATCTCTGTGTCCATGTATAGCTAAATGCCTGATAGCTTTTAATTGGGTAGTTATCATTTACAGTATTATATGTCATTCGTGTACTATTGTTTATTTTCAAACTATCCGGCAAAACTTGAAATGATTTCATATTATTTAAAATGTCCCTAGTTATATTATACCCTATATCTGTGTAAAAGTCAAGTGTTTTATTACTAGTTGACAATCTAACTAAATAATTACAGCCACTTTCAATTTCCTGATTTGATTCTTTTGCATACTGTTCAGTAAATTTATCCTGTGCCTCCATTACCAATACAAATCCATATGTAGATCCTCTTGAAACATTTTCATATAGCCCACCAGTATATCCATAATCTACAACATCTAAATAAGGTGAATATGTAGTATAATCATCTGATATTGTTGAATCGTCTTCTCCAACTCCTGTTAATCCATCTGCAACTAGGGTTTTTGTCTGTACTATTGCATATGAACTAGGATATGCTTTTATTAGCAATGTTTTTGGTGGACTTGGTCTATTTGATCTATCGGTAGTTTCAATTGTAACAATTTTTGTATTGTCAAAATCCTCTGTTTCGTTTACACTTGCAGTCGTTATATTATACTGTTCAGTTGTGTATAATCCATTTTTACATACATATGTTTCTCCTGTAACATTTCTCATATAATCAGATCTCAAGAAAAATACTAAAGAATTTTTATTATGAGATGTTTTTACAGTATCGCATGCTCCTCTGATAATGGAATATAATTTATAATTACCATTTGGTAGAATACTAATACCACGACATAACATTATTTCATCATCAATTTGAACCAATGTAGAAAATGCATAAATATCCTCTGAATTAACATAATTTGCAGGATCTAAATAATCATATGCATTAATTAATCTTTCAATTACATTACCATTTCCCATTTCAGTTACTTCTAATACTGTATCAGCTAGTCCACTTGGAACAGGACTTGCTGCATTAGTTCTTAGGAAATAATTTGGTGCATGATCAGATACATCTACTTGCAATTCTGCTATTGCTGACCATACAGATGTTTGATTAGTTGTAGTAAATTCAGTCCAACCTTGTGCTTTTCTCCATACATTCCACAATGTAGTAATTGCAGTTGGTCTTGAAGCTAATGCTGATACATACGTATTTCGACTCTTTGTTAATTCATATGGTAATTCTTTAAATCCATATATAGAGACTCCTGTAGGGTATAATATTATTTCATTCCACCCACTACCTGTTGCTGTTGTGTATGATTGTGTGTTAAACCCAAATACATCCTCAATTGCAGATATCTTTATTGAATTTGCATTTAATTCCCCCAACTCAACTGATGTTGTCCTCATAACCATATTAGCTACTCCATATATATCCCAATTGAGTAAAAATGGTGATCCAATTCTAAGGTAACTTAATGTTCGATTTGCTTCTATATTTACAGATGCAAGTGGATACCCATTTGATGTCTGTTCTCTTACTGCCGCCGCAACAACATTTTTAACAACTGTAAAGAACGGATATTCATAACTCTTTGTTGAAACCGTATCCGTTATTTTAATATTAGCTGGATCATTATACGGAATAGTGCTATTTTCATAGTCATTTGTTGAATCTGTAAATTGTATGGAAGTTGTTGATACTGTTTCAGACCAATCCAACCTTGTAAATTCGCACGAAACACAATTTGAAGTATTTGCAACGGGTAAACTTTTTACATCATAGTCATTTCTAATGAGTTTAAATGTTAGTTTTCCTGTAGTTGGTTCTACGTATTTTACTCCATTTATATGTGTCATTATCTTATCAATTAAATCTGCCGATTTTATTACATCATTTATTTGACCAGATATTCCCAATTCCTCATCTTTGCATGTTTGCCCAAGAGCCATCAATGAATCAATATCTAAATCATTTGTATCTTCATTTAATGCCCAATCTGCATTTGTATAAATATCATATAATACTTCTGCCGGATTTGCCTCTAACCCAATTGCTTCAAATCCTAATTTATTTGGGATATTTACAACTTCAACCCACGTCTCTGGTATGGATGACTGTTTCCCTATATATGCTTTTGGTACAACTATTGTAAGAAATTTTCTATATAGTGGAGTTAGTCCCCGTAATGACGTTTGAATTGAACTTGCATTCATCTGTGATATCATCCACGGATCGGCTGTTTGATACTCATCACCAAAATATATACGCATATCACCAACAAATCCACCACCTTCATCAACTCCACCAAACAGATCTGGTTTGTTAATGTGGGCAACTACACCCCCGTGATTATTTGGCTTTGTAGCAACGCTGCTGGACCATATTGCCGCCATATCTGATTCTTCTGTGACAGTACTATATGCATTCATCCATATACTTTTAATGCCAATATTATCTCCTGTCCAGCATACCATAAACTGATAACCTAGATAATATTTAAATCCTTTTTGAATTGTTGTTTTCAGCATCCTTCCATTTATGAGCCATGATAATAACCATGTAAACAATGCATTGATTAATGGACCTGTCAAATCATCTTTAACTGTTCCCGGACCCGATGTTGACCCTACCCCTCCAGTAGTGGATACAGGTTGACCAGGATTTGAATGTCCAGTTATTACACTTGAAATATATGAAATTATTAAGGAAAAAACTAAAGCTTTAGCATTAAAGGAAGAATGTGCTGAATATTCTTCGGTGTACGCCCTTGATGAGAAGTCCCCAAAGTAGGCTACAAGAGGACTTTTTATCATTGCCCTACCAAATACTACTGGAACACTATTTCCTATCTTTGTTGCCCCTTCTGTAACGTTTAAATCAGATGGATCTTCACTGCTTGCTGTTGATCTCTTATTTACAAATGCCATTGCAAGTGTGGATAAAGACCATCCAAGTAGATTATTTATATTCAAGTATTATCACTTCCTTATATTTACATTAAAGGCTAATTTTCCCAACTGCACAATCTGTATCTCTAATTACCATTGAGTTGTCGATCCAGTACTGTCCCCCACCTAGTTTATTCTTAACGCTGTCAGTAGGAGGGCAATAACATACACCCGTAAAATTATCTGTATTATGAAACTTTTCCGCACACATTGTAAATAGACCATTACATCCCAATGATACTGTAAATATACCTGTTATTGCTGATGTTGCAAAAGGATACTTAACTGTAACTGATCCAACTTTCTTGCTTGCCGTCACACATCTTATGTTAGAATCAAGCCTCAATATTCCACCAATAAGATAATCATCATCAAATTGTTTAAGGTCATCTGAATATAATGTTAATCCTTTTATATCTGATATTCTGCAAGTTGTTGTAAAATTACTTTCTGTTAATCCACATATATGATCATAAATAACATTATTACAATAATATTGTAACTTACCACGAGGAACTTCTTTTTCCAGATAGTTTTCAATTGTAACTGTTATTTCTGCCTGTACCGCACTAAACTTTACCTGACTTACTCTACCTCGCATAATTGTATCAATATCTGACGTATCTGACCCATGTATTCTAAATATCGATAATTTTACTTTTCCCTGTTCCGGCGGCGCACCATGATATAAAATTGCAACGTTATTATTTAGTTCTGTATATACCGTTATCGTTTCCATCCCGGTTGGCTTTATTGACGACCGCTGAATAAACTGTGAATAGAATACCTCTTGTTCTCCATCTACTGATAATGTTATATCATGATCTGCTGATGTATAATTATAATTTATACCATTGTAACTAAATCTGTAACACTCAAATGGGTTTCCATCATACTCCGAATACTCATATGTTTGCAAATTACTCATTGATCATATCTCCTTCATTGCCAAAGTTACATTTGCAATTGTTGTTGTACTATACTTTACTTCAAGTTCATCTGATGTCAATCTGTAACGACATAAATATGAAACCATTTTTATATTATTAATATTTATACTTTCATCTAATCCTGACATCAATAATTTTCCATGCACCACGCCATCTATATCTGTATATGTTGTATATGCTGTAATATTATATATTCTTGTTGTATAATCTTCTAAAAATATTATAATTGTCTTTCTGTTTTTATTTGATGCGTAATATAAATAATACTGACTGAACTCAACCGATATGTAAGAAGAACCATTTACAATGTCTTTATCTATATTTAGATCATTAAGCCATGTTGGTGCATAAAACGGAATTAATTGCCCCTTAACCCTAAAAAAGAATCTTTCTATATTATCTGCTTCCTCTAACTGTGTTGTCATAATATCCATACTTCGATGTTCAGATATTATGGTACTTTTTACATAGTATGAAAATGGACCTGTTTCATTATCCAGTTTGTCTGCATTTTTTGTATGCCCTAAAGATATGTCATCCCCCCATGTTGGTTCAATATTCAATATCTCTAAGGCATTATATTTTTCATCCATCGTATAGGTCGGCCTATCCGGTGTATATGATATATTAGTAGTATAATCATAGAAAGCAGGTATTGATGGAAATGTAGGATCAACAATTATCTCAAAATTCATTGTCATATTTGTATCATTTGAAAACATCGCCGCCATACTGTCTTCTGGCTGTACAACTGCCTGCATAACGGGAAGTACCATATTTCCGGCCTCTTTAACAGAAGATATATATTTCTTAACCCTAATACTGCCGTCTTGGTTATATGCTAATATATCATAGTATGCCCCTGATGAAGCACTACTGTCCCCATAATAAAACCAACATGAACTTGATCCTCTAAATCCCCATAACCTTTTTGGTGGTACTTTTAAATAGAACGCCCCCACCGCAATATCTTCGCGTAGTTCAGTTGCCCTGTGCCACATTGGTATATACATAACGCTATTTTGCTGATTTGATGTGAGCATTCTCAAATACTGTGCTTCCCACGCAGCGGTACTTGTATACTTATATGACAGATATCGTCTTGGTATGGATCGTAATGCACTACGTTGCTCACTACCATCAAAGGCTGTTATAATGTCCGTCTTAAACTGAAATTTCTCAACTATCTGATCTTCATCTGCCATTTTATACCTCCTACCAACTTGGACTCAGTGAAAATACATACGGGTTATTGTCCGCATCTGGTTGCGGTCCTACTGGTGGATCTCCACCGTTTGCAGGTATATTATATATTAATAAATTTAATATATACATTATCATCCATGGTTCATATACTGGTCTATTATTTATAGTTTCACCAGTTGCTTGCATTGGTAATAATGCTGGATATAATAAATTTGTCACTAATGCTAATAATATACCATATGAAAATTCTATAATTTCTCCCTTTAGATCATCTGCAATGGTTTCCACTATTTTAGTAGTATCATAATACAGTATATTAGGATATAATGTTGAATACACAATTCTAGTAACATCATTTATAAGTGTATTAAATATATCATCAAAGGTAACTGTACCTGTAATTGGTAATGTTTGTTCTGCGATCTCTTCACCATAATACGCGCCACTCGGCAACACCCAATGAAATATACTATTTATATAACTATCAAACTGTCCCCACATAATACCCTGAGTGTAGCTTGGATAAGTCTCATATCTCATCAGAGCATACATGAAAATTGTTCTATATGTATGTGCTCCGGTTAACACCATTATAAACTGATGAGATTCATATATACCAAATTCTATATCTAAATCTCCCCATGTTAGTATATTCTCTGCTGTTGTTATATTTCCTAAGTTATCTGTAACCACGAACTGCTTTTCAACTATATTAAACACATATGTATATCCTGTTGTTAGTGCCAATGGAGATGAGGGAGATTTTATACTCCCCAAAGGTACTTCTAATCCATCCCGTTCTGCTAATGTTACGGTGTCCCCATAGTAAGTTATTGGCAAATAATAACCGAGTGAATCTGCAGTCAATATTCTTGTTCCGGTTACGGTGTCCATATTGTCAGCTACAAATGATTTTGAGTCTATAATATTCATAGTGGGCATTAATAAAACTCCGTCATATGATACTGTCATCCTACTTTGCCCCCTATTCCTGCTTTACTCCTAAACCGTCATATCCAAATATTCCCCCTCGGCGTGTCATAGGTAATGCCTGGTGTATTTCCCCGGAAACAGGATAATTTATTGTATATGCTTTAGCTGGTGCTATATTATATGTTGATATAAAATATATATCTGGAATAACACCAACCGGACTAAATACACGCAATCCGTCTGGATCTCTTATTACACTAAGCATCAATGATAGATCAACTGTAACACAGTTAAGTGTATTGGCATTCCGTCCCTGATCAGATGATGTCTGTGATTGAAAATTTCCCCAATGAGGAACTTTTGGAACCCATGTTCCAGTTAACCCGACGGTTCTTAATGGCATACCCATTTGTTTACCTGTATAGCATATAGCATTTCCTGATACAATTGCACCACTAGATGCCCAAATAATATAACCTCTACTAGGCGCATCATCCATATCAATTCTTAAAAATGTTGATGCATTTGATGTTGTACTAAATATTGGAATTAATTCTGGTTCTAAACTTAAGGCTTTCTGGATATCCGTTCCAGTAGTCAGTGTTGCTGGTGTCATTGTGTAGGAATTAGCTGTCGCACTTAAAAATGCCCCTCCAGTCCATACTCCTGATTTTTTAACATTACCAAATGCCATATGTTGAAACACACCATTTGTAACAATTGATACTAAAATTACTGGATTTGTGCTTGTTGTAATCGCATTTAAATAAACATCATGGGACAGCCCACTAATCATAGCTAATCCAACACCAACTGGATCTCCTGTATTATCCGTTGTCTTGTACTTTGGAACATCTGCCTGTGCAAACCAATTATCCGCACCAGATGAATATGCACTTGATGCAGTACACCCAACTCCAAATATCCTATTATCTGCCGTTGGTAGAGCATTTACATAATTACCATTACCATCTAAATGTGCTGGCATGGTGTACCAAGTTGACAAGTCTACTCCTAGTTTCTGTCTTTTGAATATCTGATACCCATTTGCACTACGTAAATTAATATGTGTAGATCCATTTGGGGAAACAATGCAACATTTATTCCCGTCTGATGTCTGTTTATTAATAATATCTAAATCAGCTACTGGTGCTTGAGCTGATGTCCATGCATTCGCTAATGCAAAATCATATATCTTCTGCATTAAATCATTTGAGGTTGTTACCCCTGTATATTTAACAACTGCCACTTATATATCCCCCTCTAATTTTATTGCCATACGATGTCTATTACCATATGTATAAGTCATATTTTCATAACTGGTTTTT